CTCCTTGAGTTTGGCTTCAATCATTTGAGCGGCTGCACGTTCTAGTCCAGTTGCAACGCCTATGTGCAATAACTCATCCTCCGTCAGCCCTACCCACGGGCGCTGATCTGGGCTTGGGTTGTTCCTTGCGAGAACTTTAAAAAAATCATTGTCCACCGGCCCCTGCACTGGCTGTGCTGGCTGCACCATTTTGTTGGCGTCAACAATATGGAGTGGTTTTTTCATGGTCTTTTTCCTTCTTTCAAAATTTCCAATCGTTCCCGATTGGCTCTAAGGGTGCAGTAGCGTTGGTGTATACGCTCCAGCATGGACACTCTACGGTGTTTTAATCTTTCTTCATCCAATAAAACCAACAAGTCGGCTTCGCTGTAATTTAGTAGTTCACTCTGAAATTTGCGCCAAGTCAGCAATTTTTTTCTCCAAATCGGCAATGCGTGCCGTAATCTTGTTGTAAGCCCGCGATGCCATATTGTTTGTACGGGTGCGAATTGCAAGTTCAGCTTGTGCAGCTCTCAACTTAGCTTTGAGTTGTGTAAGTCTGTTCATGTTCTAAAGTTTATCACAGTTTTTTCTACTTGGAATCTTTTTTCAACATCATTCCGCTGGCTGTTCCAGGATCAATCACAATCCATCCGTTCTCATGGGGTTCAATAATCTTGGCTTCAATCAATTTGAAGATATAAGAACCTGGTTTTTCTTTACTTCCAATCAAATTTAAACGAGATCTTCCTTCTGCCTTGGAGACTTTGATACCATTTTTTTCGGCGTATTGCCTCATCCAAGACGACGTAACGTAAGGTGCGCCGCCTCTGTCTTCTGCGCTTGATGACCACCATGCGTCCTCAAAGTCGGTGAACCCTAGTGACTTATCTTTTTGCTTTGTTTCCGGCACTTTTCCCTTGACCACAACTGCGCTGGAAACGGCATCTCCATCTTCATCCAACCAGCCAGGTATCGCCACTGATTTAAGGTCAACATAAACCGGCGCTGCCATCTCAGCGTCTTTGCTCTTGCGCTGCACAATCTCAATAGACTTATCGCCCTTGGAAGGTATGACGCTAATCTCAATGTCCAAGGCTCCACGCCATGCTGAACTGCCTCGGGCGCGGTGCTGGGCATCCTCTCTAACCCCTGTATGGTGAACAAGAATGACGGTGCATTCAAACTCTTGCATGAGCGCAGCGCAGGCGTCTAGCATGGTCTTAGCGTCTTGGGCGCTGTTTTCGTCACCGGCCATAAAGCGGTGAAGGGTGTCAACCGTAATCACGTCCGGTTTAACTTTTAGCGCCCGTATTGCGTCTACCACCTTCAAGTAGCCCTCTGCGGTGTTGAGGTCTACGCCCGACTTACTGACCCACATATTGAGGCTGCTGACACTGTTATGGTGCTTCCACGCCGCTATCCGTGAGCGCAGTCCGTGGTGGCCCTCACCGGCCAAATACACCATGTTGCCTGGCCTAACTTTGTGGCCGAACCAAGTTGCCTTGCCTGACGCAATGTGCAGCATCCAGTCTAGCGTCACGAATGTCTTACCGCCACCACTAGGGCCATGCACCATTACCAAGGCTTTGTCCTGTATCCAGTGCTTCACAAGCCACGAAATGGGCGCTGGTTGCTCTGAAAACCCGTCGGCATGGATGAGGTAGTCCATCACTGGTACGTGGGGTTTGAGCAACAGAGCCAGATCATGCCCCGACTGAACGTAGTCGTTGGCGTCACCTAAGACTGGTGGTGTTGTCATGCGTACCCCAAACTTTGCACTGGCTTGCTCTGCGTAGCGTTGCCCCACACCACTAACGTCGTTATCGGCAACAATGCAAATGTCCATCGTTGGGTGGCTTGCTTTAAGGATGCCCGTCACCGGCACAAGATTGCTGGCGCTGTAAGCCACGGCGCAGGGCTGGCCTGTGACTTCGGCAATGGTGGCCGCTGTTGCAAAGCCCTCTGCAATGTATAGCGTATCGGCGTCATCCATGCTGCCAAGTAGCCAAAACATGGAACCGGTTGCGCCGCCTGGGTGGTACTTTTTGTCTCCATCTGCTGCAATGTATTGGATGCTGGAGAGTTCTCCGTCCTCGTTGTACAAGGGAACCATCAGCCTGCCGTCACCCGTGATTCGTGCGCCGTGCGGCTGTATGCCTTTTCGCTGTAAGTAGGGATGCTCAGGACTTGCGGCCCCTGCCTGCGACCAGATTAAATCCACGGTGTTGGCGGCCACTTCGCGGGTCTTTGCTTGCTCTACATCGCGCTGGGCCTTGGCCTCTGACAGTCTGCGAGACTGCGCCATTTCCTCTGCTACCGTAAGGCTGCGGCCAATGTCTGCCTTCCAAGTAAGCTCAACGCCTGACCTCCAGCAGCCAAATCGCCCTGCCGGTACGCCATCTGAAAAGGCTATGTACCAACCTGGCTTATCGTGGCCTTTTTCGCCCTTTGTCCCGCTGTTAAAGCGGTGGACTTTACCGTCTAAATGTATGGCCTCCGGTGGCTTTAGCCCTGCGCCTAGCATGGCGTCTTTTAACTGTATTTCAGGGGAATCTACTTGTTTTTCTATTGGTGGTGACCAAGGGCCACCGAAGATACTTGCGAGGTCTGACATGAAAATTAGTCTCCACAGAAGCAGGAAATTGCTTCTTCGTTAGGGTCAAAAAGGTTGGTTTAGTCTTTGCTGTACTGCAACATTGATGCGTAGCTGGGGCGGTCTGAACGGAAAGTACAAATGGTTTCCTCCATTTTGGCCCACCATACAGCGCGTTCTGGTTTCTCTTGAATCAAGCTCAAAGTTTGATGTGTCCCTTTCAAAAAACACAGATCGCAATTTCCTGATGCAGTCACCCCATCACGAAATGACAAGCCAAGGTCAAACGAATGATTACGCCAAAATTCTTGAACCGTGTGCTGCGTAACACCAGCATCAAACAAAGGGATCAGTTTGCTTTCCCGCATCTTAGCAGCGCGTCTTGGCTCGTCTGCCCGTAACCCAACCATTGTTTCGAAATCAGGTTTGCCAATGCTTTTGAAGTACCGTTCAATGGTCAAAACCTTCAATTCACCAGTGCAAAATCGTGCCACGGGGTTTAGCAGGTAGTTGCGCTTGCGAATCAGCGCTTCAAACGGCTCACCATTACGGCTGGCGCTGTCAAAGTCTACGATCTCAAACTTGGATTTGGTATCGCAAAACTCCAGCCAAACAATCGGCACCCCCCAGTTCACCGCGCAATCCTGCACAAAGCGCAAAGTCGCCTCGTCTTCCTTGCCGGTGTTGGCAAAACACACAATAGCTTCCTCTGGCAACTTGCCGCCGTTGCTCTGTAAGACGCGCCAAAGCATATAAGCGCTAGTCCTGCCGCCGCTAAAGCTAATGCAGGTTGGTTCGTTGATTCTGAAGGGGTCTGCCATCTTTTTTTGCCTTGTTGTTAAAAAGTTGTTGACACTGTAGCACAGAACTATGCTATCATCTAGCCACGTTACGAACTGAGTCCAGACGGTAACGCAAACAGAGAAGGAGAAAGCCACATGGCTATACCATTAAAGCGCACTAGCGGCCTCTCAGCCAACGGTGTAAAAATGCTTGTCTACGGACAAGCCGGTGCGGGTAAGTCAAGTCTGATAAAGACATTGCCAAACCCCGTAATTCTGTCAGCTGAGGGTGGATTATTGTCTATCCAAGACGCTGACCTGCCTTACTTGGAAATTACAAGTATGGACGATCTGCGGGAAGCCTACTCATGGGTGCTTGAGTCAGAGTACAAGTCGGTGGCGTTGGACAGCATCAGCGAGATCGCAGAGGTTTGCCTGAACCATGAAAAGAAGGTCAACAAAGACCCACGCGCTGCTTACGGTGCAATGCAGGAGCAAATGGCCGACATTATTCGGGCATTCCGCGACATTCCTGGTCGCCATGTTCTGATGACTGCCAAGCTGGAGAAAACCCAAGACGAGATGGGGCGTGTACTGTATAGCCCTTCCATGCCAGGCAACAAGACCGGCCAAGCGCTGCCGTATTTCTTTGACGAGGTGCTGGCGCTGCGGGTTGAGAAGGACGCTGATGGCAACACCCAACG